GCATCGAACTCGAACAACAACATCGGGTCGCGCTTCGTCTGTGTCTGCACCACTTTATCGCTTTGCAAACGCTACGGCTTTGCGAGCAGACCAATCAAAGTGTGGTCAGCCGGCCTTGTCCCCCTTCGGGGAATACACTTCCGGGTTCGGTAGAACACCAAGTAGGAAATCAAAAGGTGGAGCCGACTTTATGCCAAAACGCCATAGGCACTTGATTGACCGGATTGTGACAATTGAAAATCTGCGGGACGCTTACCGCAAGACAGCAAAAAACAAGCGCATGACTTGGGGTTATCTTGAGTTTAAGGAATATGCAGAATCTAATCTTTTGTTAATCCAGCAAGAACTTGCAGACGGCGCTTACAAAATAGGCGACTACCGTGAATTTACGATTTACGAGCCAAAGCCAAGACTCATATCGGCTTTGGATTTCAAAGACAGGCTTGTGCAACACGCATTGTGCAATGTCATTGGCCCGATATTTGAAAAAACTCTTATGCCATACACCTTTGCTTGCCGTGTTGGTATGGGAACTCATGCTGGTGTAAAGCATATTCAAGCTAAGATGCGCTCAAGCCATGCAAGTCACTTCCTGAAAACAGACTTTTCTAAGTTTTTTCCTAGTGTCGACCATGTTGTTTTGCACAACATGATTGACCGCAGAATCGGGTGTGAGAAAACTTTGAAAATACTGCTGGAGATTATCCCCGTTGACGGCGTAGGAATACCCATAGGGAGCCTTACCAGCCAACTGTTTGCCAATGTGTATGGAAACCCTGTCGACCGATTTATCCACTTTGAACTTGGGTATCACGACTGGGCTAGATACATGGATGATATTGTTATTCTGGACAAAGACCCAGCACGACTGCGGGATTCCTTCCAAGCTATAAGTGAGTTTTCTCACAAAAACCTTAGACTTAAAATCAGTAAGTGGTCTGTCGGGCCGTTGTCTCAAGGTGTCAACTTTCTTGGGTATAGGATTTGGCACGACCACAAACTTTTACGCAAAGACTCTGTTGTTCGCGCTAAACGCAAGGTTGAGAAATTTGTAAAGCATAACGACAAAGATTCATTGCGTAAGTTTATTGCATCTTGGTCTGGCCACGCGCAATGGGCAAATACAAACAATCTTTTTAATTGGATGGAGAATAAATATGGCATTGCTTTCTAAAATTGTTATTAATACCCGCGAAGATTTGGACGCTATCGCTGGAACACCAGAACATGCTGAGTTTATGGCTTCGCTAAAAGGCTCAATGACTCGTAAGCAAGACGTTGCTGTGCGGCCAGAAGGCTACGGTCAACCCGGATACGAAGGCGAAATAATCTTGCCAGTCTGGGAAGACGTAGAAGACTTAAGCACCATTCAGCGGTTTGGGTTTACCAAAGCTGATTTTGATTTTTAGCCATTAAAATATCAAAGCAATGTCTAATTTTTATACTAGGTGAACTTCATGGAAACTCCCGCCATTCAGCGTGACATTGGACGCCACGACGCGCAGATTGAAACCCTTCAGGAAGACATGCGGTCGCTGAAGAACGACGTTCACGAAATCAAACTGATTTTGTCTGAAGCCCGTGGCGGGTGGAAAACTCTAATGATGGTCGGCGGGATTTCGGCAACGATCGGCGCCCTGATCGCCAAGATTGCCACAGCACTAAACTGGTTTCCGAAATAATCATGCACTTGACTGACGACTGGCGCACCATACTGCGCAAAGCCTGGTCGATCCGGTTCATTATCCTGGCCGGCCTGCTATCAGGCGCTGAAATCATCCTGCCGTTTTTCGCTGACGTGATCCCGCGCGGCACGTTCGCTGCACTGTCATTCGTGGCCGTGTCAGGCGCATTCGTGGCCCGTATCGTCGCCCAGAAGGACGTCTGACCATGCGCGCCAGGACGAAGGTCGCGGCGCTGTCGCTGTCAGCTGCGGCACTGGTCGGCATTGCGGTGCATGAGGGCTACCGCGGCACAGCCTATATCCCGATTCCTGGTGACGTCCCAACGATCGGATTCGGCACGACCAAGGGCGTCAAAATGGGCGACACGATCGACCCGGTCAAAGCCCTGCAACGCAAGCTGGAAGACGTTCAGAAGTTCGAAGGCGCGGTCAAGCAGTGCGTCAAGGTTCCGCTGCACCAGCACGAATACGACGCCTATCTGTCCCTGTCGTACAATATCGGCGCAGGGGCTTTCTGCAGGTCGACCCTTGTCCGACTGCTGAATGCGGAACGGTACGACGAAGCCTGCAAGCAGATCCTGCTGTGGGACAAAGCCGGTGGTCGAGTGATCCACGGGCTGACCGTCAGACGGCAGGCCGAATATAAAAAGTGCATCGGGGAATAATGAAAACAACGTTTCGAATTATCCGTCTGGTGATCGCCGGGATCTTCCTGGGCGTCGCTGTGGCGCTGCACTGGATCGCTGACCAGCTGACGGTCGCGTTCGACTATCTCATGGAAGGCTGACCATGCTGACTTCGTTCTGGCTTACCATTAAGGCCCGTCTGCTGCTGATCCTGGGGATCGCAGTCGGCGTTCTTTCGATCGTGTTCAAGATCCGTCAGTCAGGCCGTGCAGCTGAACGTGCCGACAATCTGGAAGCCACGATCAAAACCATTCAGAAAAAGGAAAGGGTCGCCCGTGAAATTGATCGCATGCCTGACGGCGGTGCTGCTGACCGGCTGCGCGACAAGTGGTCGCGTGACTGATTACTGCACGATCGCCAGCCCGGTTTACATTAGCAAAAAGGACGTTCTGACCGACGGCACAGCCCGCCAGATCCTTGAACACAATGAAACCTGGCAGCGCGCCTGCAAGAAATGATTTCCCCACCCGGACTTCGGTCTGGTTTGCCACGGTTCGCCGTGGCGTTTTTTCCGGTGAATTATGGAAGACGAGAATAAACCCGACGTGCTGATCGAAACCTGTCGGTCGCTAATTCAGAAGATCGACCAGCGTGACGCGAAGATCGCGCAGCTGAAGGCGCAGATCGAAGAACTGAAAGCCAAGATCAGAAAGCTATCTGGCGAATAATTTCGCCCGCTGTTCGGCTAGGGTGGCGCAGTCGAAGCAGATCGACTTGCCCAGCTGGCGGCGAACGTCTGGAACTGGTTCGCCACATTCTTCACATTCAGCGGCGCCCAGCTTTGTCGGCTGCGACCGTGCTGCGGCGATGCGCGATTCCATTTCGCGCATGATTAGATCGTTCGCCACGTCGATTTCGTCTGCCATTTCCTACCCCATATTCAAAACGTGCATTTTAAGCCATTCCGACCAGCGGTTCATTCCGTCGCGCATCTGCGCTGAATAGTCGGCGCGGTCATAGTGCCGTGATCCGGTGTCACCCTTTGCGTGCTGCTGGATCAGGTCGCGCGTGAACCGATCTATGCCGGCGTCAGCTGCCCGTGATTTCCAGGTGCGCCGAATGTCGCGGGTCTGGAACCGTTCAACGCCAGCCCGCTTGCACCAGCGCGCCATTGCGCGGTTCAGTGCCACGTCTGACAGGTGATCCTTGTCACCGGTGCGCGGCGGGAACAGCAGACCGTTACCGTGGCGCTGGATCAGGTTCTGCAGGACGGTCACAGCTTCGTCTGGCAGCGGCACCGAATGCGTTCTGCGGATCTTCGACTTCGTGGCCGGCATATTCCAGACCCTGCCTTGTAAATCGACTTCCGAAGATTCAATCCGCAAGGTTTCGCGCACCCGCTGACCACAGCAGATCAGCAGACGGATCGCGTCAGCTGTGTCGGCCATGAACCATTCGCCGTCGAGCGCATGCCACAGCGCCCGCAGTTCAGCGACAGACAGGTTTCGGTCGCGGATCGTGTTCGCTTCGGTGTCACGCCTGACCATTGCTGCCGGGTTTACCTTGATTCCCCAATCGCGCCGCTTGGCAGACCGATAGTCGTGGGTGCATTCGATTCCCCAATTGAACGCTGCGGCCAGGTACGAACGGGTCCGATCGGCACCGACACGGGCGCCGCGGCGATACATGCGTTCCAGGTATGCCGACACTTCGCTGGCGTCGACGTCAGCTGCCATGCGGTTCCTACCGATCGCGTCTGCGGCGTTATCAGAACCCTTCAGCAGCGCCCGTTCGACTTCCCCTGCACTCACCCTGCCAGCTTCACGCATGGCGGCGATATAGCCCGCAAACAGGGCTTCGACGGTGGGCTTTTCGACATGGACCACAGTTGCCGTCGGTTTCTTGCCGGCCACCAGTGCTGACCGGATTTCAGCTGCGAACTTGTCCCTGGCATCGCGCAGGCCAACGTCGGGATATTTGCCCAGCGACTTCCTGGTGCGCTGGCCGTCGGACTTCCAGAATCCGAACCAGACCGCGCTGCCTTTCCTGACCCGAAGGCGCAGGCTACCGGTCCCCTTCCCGCCGCTGCCGTCGTTCAGTTCGACGTCTGCGCCTGACTTTATTGCTGCCTGAATTTTCCGATCTGTGAGCATTGATCCGTCCCGTTCTAGGTGGCACAATAGGTGGCACCATTGCTGAACTGAAATGCTTTTTCAAGGTCAAACACTTGATCGGCACATTCACGGGTTTTCATTGTGATTTCAGTGGCTTGGTGGGATTTTCGGTGATATCCAGTGAACCCCAATTATACGGGGTCGCCTGACTTTTAATCAGTAGGTCGTGGGTTCGACCCCCACAGCGCTCACCATCTAAACCCTTGTAAATACTGGCTTTCCAGCGACAGTCTATTCCGGTGATTTACTGCGAGGTGGCACTATAGGTGGCACTATGACGCAGGCAATAAAAAGCCCCGCCGAAGCGGGGCCAGTTTGTCAGGCTAGTGACAGGGTCCGTTTCCGTTCCCATTCGATCAGCTTGTCGATCGGGTATAACACCCGACCACCGACCTTGACGTATGGCGGCGAGTTTTTCGAACTGCGCCAGTTCGCCAAGGTGCGAACACTGATCGTTCCGTTATAGCGTGCCGCGACTTCCTGCGGCGTCAAAAAGTCTTTGGTCATTTAACCCCACCATTCACTTCACTGCTGTTTTGATTCACCCGCCACATTCATTCATACGAATACGTCGCCGGAATCGGTTTGAACTTTTGCGTCAGATTTTGTCGTTTTCCCCAACTTTTGATTCAGTTTGTCAACAACTGTTGGCGCAGGGTTGACGACCTTCATGCGTTTCACCACGCGCCCAGACGAATCACTAATTTCGTCGTCGGCGTGCATCCCCATGAGAATGTCGGGCGCATACAGCCTGCCAAAAAACGCAGCTGCGCGGTAACGCAGCATCAAGTCTGGCATGGTCTGCCATTTCGATCCCGTCTTGCCATACCAGCCTTCTTTCTTTGCCATGCCGATCGTCACCGGTGGCGATTCCAACAGGTCGCCGCTGGCCCGGTCTGTCGTGTAGGCAATGCACTGGCGCGCATCCCCTTCCCCGTCGACTTTGAACTTCAGCGGATCGAATCGACCGCAGCTGTTCATGGCCGCAATGATGAACGACGCTGACCAGGTCGGACGGCCCTGGACGATATGCAAGTTCTGCATCACGGCCATTGGCGACGCACCGGTGCGCTGGGCGATCTCTAAGGCCAGCAGGCAGTTCGCGACGTTTCCCTTGTAAGCGGTCGGGACCAGGTCGGTCGACGACAGTGCCTTCGCCATACGCTGCGCGACTTCGAACGTGCTGCTGTTCGAAAATGCGCTGACCGACTGCGGGTTCGCCAGGGCGACTTCGGTCGTGGTGGTTTCGTTTTGTGGTTCCATTTATTCCCCTTCGTTTTGTTGGTTATCGTTTGCTGCCTGGAATGCTGCCCAGGCTGGAAGTGTTAGCGCCTGCAGTTCGATCGGGTAGCCATTCCAGCGACCCGAATTCAGACTGTCGGCATAGATCTGCAGCAGCCTGCGATATTCGCGCCGGCCAGCTTCGATCATGGCTTCGTCGGCGTAATAGAACGCGCAGGCGAATGGCGGTTCCTTTTCGAAGGCCGCGAATATGAACACGTCGCGCTGCTTTCCGGTGGTGGCGGCCAAGCCGTCGAGATACCAGGCAGCCTGGACGTGGTAGCGGTACGCATAGGCTGACCGCTGGAATACCTGCGGGCTGGCATCGGTGGTCGACTTCAGGTCGACGACGACCTGTTTCGTCAGCCAGTCTGGCCGGCACTTGCACAGAACGCCGGTTTCCTGGTCGACCCAGAATGCCGACTGTTCGGCCACACCGCTGTCGAACAGCATCTGTGCTGTCGGGTGCGATCGGACCTGTTTTGCAATCCGTCGGCACTTTTCAAAATCTGCAGACGAAATGATCGTCTTGCCAGCAGCTGACAGCACGAAGTCGTCCCAGCGGGCTTTGCCTTCTTTCGTTCGTTTGTCGACGTCAGGCGCGACCACGAAATCGGACGCGAACTTTTCCGGTTCAAGCACTGCCGCATGAATGGCCGTTCCCAGGCGAAGCGCCGGCGTCGGTTCCTTTGTTTCACGCTGCTGGTCCAAGTATTTCGCCCAATAATGCAGCGGCGATTGCGCGATCAGATCAAGACCAGATTTCGAAATACCATCGGCTGAATGGTATTCGTCATTGGTCAGGTTCTTTTTTAGTCCTGGCTTCATGCTTTCCCCTTTAATTTCCCAATATACCGCTTTCGGGTTTATTTTTGTTATCATATCCTAAATTGATTGCAGACAGGGAAAACATGAATTCGGCTGACAAATACAAGCAGATCCGTGAACTAGCAGGAAAAGCGGGGCTATCGGTGACGGCGCTATGCAAGGCGGCGGGGGTTTCCCGCGGCACTGTCGCGCGCTGGCGCAGGGGCGAAACCATGCCGTCGTTTCGCATCTGGGAAAAACTTGAACAGGCGGCCAAGGGAAAAAAATGATCGACAGAATTTCAGGGATATTCATGGGGCTGGCCGTCTGGTTTTTGCTGGCTTTCACGTTCGGGGTGCTGTCTCGCCCGCTTTATGAAGTGTTCATGGCCGGCTGGGGGATCTGGGGCTAATGCAGCTTCGGCCCTACCAGGCAGACGCCGTCGCGCAATTGCGGGCGGCGTATTCGTCAGGAAAGCGCGCACCGCTGTTCTGTCTCCCGACGGGTGGTGGGAAAACGTTCGTCTTTTCGTACATCGCCAACAACGCCACAGCCCGCGGAAACCGGGTCTGCATCCTTGTCCATAGGCAGGAACTATTACTGCAAGCATCGCGATCGTTGCAGGCTATCGGGGTTCGCCACGGCCTGATCGCACCTGGCTACATTCAAAACCGCGAACCGGTCCAGATTGCCAGCGTGCAAACCCTGGGCCGACGAATTAACAACACCAGATCGGTAAACACATTTCACAACTTCGACCTTGTAATCGTCGACGAAGCGCATCACGCCGTCGCCGGCACATGGAAGCGCCTGATCGAAGCCATGCCACAGGCGCGAATCCTGGGCGTGACGGCCACACCGGTCAGGACCGACGGCCAGGGGCTGTCAGACGTGTTCGACGCGATGGTGGTCGGCCCGTCGGTGGAAACCCTGATCGACATGGGGTTCCTGGTGCGGCCTGTTGTTTATGCGCCACCGTCTGCCCTGGATCTGTCTGGGGTTCGACGCCGCGGCGGTGACTACGACCAGCGCGAACTGGCGACCCGCATGGACAAGCCGACGATCACCGGCGACGCGGTCAAGCACTATCGGAAACTGTGCGACGGCAAGCCAGCGATCGCATTCTGCGCCAGTGTCGCGCACGCACAACACGTCGCAGAGCAATTCAAAGCGTCAGGCTATTCGGCCAGGTCGATCGACGGCAGCATGCTGGACACCGAGCGAAAGCAGGCCATTGCGGATCTGGGCCAGGGCCGGCTGCAGGTGCTGACCAGCTGCGACATTGTCAGCGAAGGCACAGACATTCCAGTCGTCGAAGCGGCCATTCTGCTGCGGCCTACGCAATCCCTGGGGCTATATCTGCAGCAGGTCGGTCGGGCGCTGCGGCCAGCACCAGGCAAAGACCGGGCGATCATTCTGGACCACGTCGGAAACTGTCTGCGCCACGGCCTGCCAGACGACCAGCGCGAATGGACCCTGGACGGCCTGCCGCGGTCAGCCAGGTCGAAGTCGGACGACGAACCGGACGTCACAGTAAAGCAATGCGAAAAATGCTTTGCGGTATTCAAGCCGTCTTTAGTTTGCCCTGCCTGCGGCCACGTTCACGCGCCCAAGGCCAGGG